GACTGTCATTTGGGAAGAAGACCTCTCCGGAGAAGGCGCAGCAGTACTGGCAACCAGTTATTGAATCGGCGATTCCATTCCACGCACAGCTGCAGCCTGCCATTGCAAGCGGCATCAACAATTCTGCGGAGGCGACGCGTGTAGTCAATAACTTCTGTAGCATGGTTGAGTCAGTGAAAGCTTCTAACGCGAGGCTCTTCGGGACATTTGCATTACACGTAAAGCCGAACTGAGGGGGGGTGAATAACGCGTCAGCCTGAACTGCGCAACGTTTTCGACGGGTTTTCCCCTGTCCTCTAGATCGGCATAGTTTGTTCCGCGTCGGCGACCGTCGGGTAGCGTGTGAAGACATCCTCGATCTTGCACTTGTGGAACAGGTCCCAAATCCGATCGTTTAAACCCGCCAGAAGCAGACGCCGGCTTTTTCGCTCGAACGACACGTATGCGCCTATAAGGACGCCGAGCCCGGTCGAGTCCACATATCGGACCCGGCTCATATCGACTACCAGCGCCGCGGACTCGTTCTCGCGCACCCGATCGCGAAATTGAAAGGCCGTCTCGGCATTCAAGACTCCCTGCAGCACCATCACCTTTTCGCCAGGGCGTGCACCATCGAAAATGCGCAGCTCGAGTTTGTCTTCAGCCATAACAGGGTGGAGTGTATCACCAAGCGAGCGCTATCGGCGATGGTCATCCCTGCCGCGACAAGTGGAAGTGGCCCGAAACGCCGTTCCGGAAGAATTCGGTGACAGGCTGCGAAATTTCGAAATAGGAAGCCCGCCGAAGTTCACAGTTTAGATCTTTGTGTGGATGCAAGCGCCCGGTAGGACGGACGATCGCCTTGTGTCGTCTGTCAGGCTTCGCTCAAGCCGCGAAAGACAGACGACATAAATCGATCGTCTGTCCTACCTCGGCCGCTCTACCGCGCCAGCTCCGCCACTCGACGTTTGAGTTCCAACACCTCGCGCCGCAGCTCGGGCAACTTGGCGAGGTTGGCGAGCTGCTCGAGGTGCTGGCGCAGCGGCCGCGCGGGCGTGCCCCACACCGTCTCACCGGAGCGCACCACCTTTGATGTGAGCACGCCGCAGCCCGAGCCCAGCACCGCCCGCGATTCGATCCGCGCCTTGTCGCCAATCCCCACCTGGCCGCCGATCACGGCATGATCCTCCACCACCACGGAGCCGGAGAACCCGGTTTGCGCCGCCACCACCACGTGGCGGCCGATGCGGCAGTTGTGCGCCACGTGCACCATGTTGTCGAGCTTGGTGCCCTCGCCGATCACGGTGACCCCGAGCGCCGCGCGGTCGACGCAGGAGTTGGCGCCGATCTCCACGAAATCGCCGATCTCAACGCGTCCCACCTGCGGAAACTTGTGCCAGCGGTCGTCCTGCAGCACGTAGCCGAATCCATCCGCGCCAATCACCGCGCCGGAATGAATAATGACGCCGCGCCCTATTTCGACGTTGTCGTAAATGGTGACGTTGGGATGGAGCACGGTGCCGTCGCCGAGCGCCACGCGCTTGCCGACCACGCAGCCCGCGCCGATGCTCACCGCCACTCCGGCGCGCGTTCCGTCGCCCACCACCGCGTGCGGCCCCACGAAAACCAGCGTGCCCAGTTCGACGCCGTCGCCCACCACCGCCGTGGGATGGATGCCGGGCTTGATTTCCACCGTGGGATAAAAGCGGCTCATCGCCCGCGCGAACGCTGTGCGCGGTTCCTGCACCCGGATCACGGTGCGGTAACACGGTTCCGGCCAATCGAGCGGCACCAGCAGGCACCCCGCGGCCGAGCTTTCCGCCAGCGCCGCAGCTTTCCGCCCGCCAACAAACGCCAGCTCCGACGCGCCGGCCAATTCGATTGTCCCCGCGCCGGTCAGCTCTTTCTCGCCATCGCCTTCAAAGGTGGCGCTCAGCCACTCGGCCAATTCACGAACTCGCATGGCCTTATCATGACAAATCCATCGCGCGCCGGGGCCTCAATGCTAAACTGAAGGTTCGCGGCCCTCCACCGGCGGCGCCCGAGACTCTTCCAACCGAAATCAACTGATGAATACCAGCAATACGGCCATCCGCAACATCGCCATCATCGCCCACGTCGATCACGGGAAGACCACGCTGGTGGATGCCATGCTCCACCAGAGCGGCATCTTCCGCGACAACGAGCAGACCGTCGAGCGCGTGATGGATTCCAATGAGCTCGAGCGCGAGCGCGGCATCACCATCCTCAGCAAGATCACCGGAGTGCGCTACCAGGGCGTCAAGATCAACATCGTCGATACGCCCGGACACAGCGATTTCGGCGGCGAGGTGGAACGCGCGCTTAAGATCGTCGACGGCGTGATGCTGCTGGTGGACGCGAGCGAAGGGCCGCTGCCGCAGACGCGCTACGTGCTTTCCAAGGCGCTCGAAGCCCATCTGCCGCCCATCGTGGTGATCAACAAAATCGATCGGCCCGACGCGCGCTGCCAGGACGTGCTCAACGAAATCTACGACCTGTTCATCGACCTCGATGCCACCGAGGACCAGCTCGGTTTCAAGGTGCTCTACGCCATCTCCAAGACCGGCGTGGCGAAAGAATCGCTGGACGACGACTCGACCGACCTGCGCCCTTTGTTCGACGCCATCCTGGCCCACATCCCGCCGCCGGTGGGCGAGCCCGATGAGGTGCTGCAAATGCTCGTCGCCAACCTGGATTACAGCGATTACCTGGGCCGGCTGGCGATCGGCCGCGTCTTCCACGGCACGCTGCATTACGGCGACACCGTGGCCGTCGCCAAACGCGACGGTTCGCTCCAGACCACCAAAATCACCAAGCTCTATTCGTTCGAGGGGCTGAAGCGAGTCGATGAAACGGTGGGCCGGCCCGGCGATATCCTCGCCATCGCGGGCGTAGAAGGCATCACCATCGGCGAAACCGTCACCAGCGCCGAGACCCCCATGCCGCTACCGCACGTCCCGATCGACGAGCCCACCATCGCCATGGCATTCACCATCAATACGTCGCCGTTTGCCGGCCGCGACGGGCAATGGGTGACGTCGCGCAACCTGCGTGAGCGGCTCGACAAGGAATTGCTCACCAACGTTTCCATCCGCGTCGAGGAACTTGGACACGACACCTTCAAAGTGATGGGCCGCGGCGAGCTGCAACTGGCCATCCTGGTGGAGATGATGCGTCGCGAAGGTTATGAGCTGGCCGTGGGCAAGCCCGAAATACTTACCCGAAAGGTCAACGGCAAGGTCGAAGAACCGGTGGAACTGCTGGTGATCGATTGTCCGGAGAGCTTCCTTGGCGTGGTGATCGAAAAGCTGGGTGCGCGCAAGGGCAAGATGAACAGAATGGTGAACCACGGATCGGGCCGCGTGCGGCTGGAGTTTCACATTCCTTCGCGCGGCCTCATCGGCCTGCGCAGCGAGATCCTCACCGATACCCGCGGCACCGCCATCATGAATTCGCTCTTCCACGGTTACATCGAGTGGCAGGGCGATATTCCAACGCGGCCCACCGGGTCGCTGGTGGCCGATCGGCCTGGCAGGGCCACGGGCCACGCCATCTTCAATTTGCAGGAGCGGGGCGAAATTTTCATTGCCCCCGGCGCCGAGGTTTACGAGGGCATGGTGATCGGCGAAAACGCGCGAGAGAAGGACCTCGACGTCAACATCGTCAAAGAAAAAAAGCTCACCAACATGCGCGCCTCCACCGCCGATGAAGCCATCCGCCTGGTGCCGCCACGCATCCTGAACCTGGAACAAGCCATCGAATTCATCCGCGACGACGAGTTCGTCGAAGTGACGCCGGCATCCATTCGCCTGCGCAAGAAGATTCTGAAAGCCAACCAGCGCTAGCCGCCCGCCGGCCTTCGCTACGCAGCGCTAACGGGGCGCCGCAGCCAGCGAGCGATAGTAATCGCGCAGAATGTAGTAGGCCTCCTTCTTCTGTCCGCGGTCGCTGAGCAGGCCTTTGCGGTTGTAGTAATCCTGCACTCCGTAGAGGAACCGCCGGGGGCAGCGAAAATCCACCAGCACCCAGGCGGACATGCCTTGCAGAAAGGGGATGCGCTGCAGCATGGGTATCTGGTGGCGATAGACGTTGGCCTGATACTCCTCGGTCCAGGCGGTTGTGTCATCGCCGTGGTTGCCTGCCGGTGCTTCGGCGCCGAATTCGCTCATCACCAGCGGCTTGTCGTAGACGGTTTGGAAGCTGGTGCGGTCGGCCTTTTCGGGCGGACCGTCGTACCAGCCGATGTACTCGTTACAACCCAGCACGTCGAGCGACTTCCCCAAAGGGTCGTCGATCATGATGGTGTTGGGCGCGCCGGCGTGCGGCAGGGTGGCGGCGGTAACGAGGCGCGTGTCATCCAGCTCGCGCGCTTTCGTGGCCAGCGAGGAAAGGAACTTCGTGCGCGCGTCGCCGAGCGGGGTTTCATTGGCCACGGACCAGAAAACCACCGACGCGCGATTCTTGTCGCGCGAGATCATTTCGGTGAGCTGGCGCTCGGCCTTGGCGTAGACTGCGGGATTGTCCCATTCGACGGCCCAATAGACGGGGATCTCCGACCAGACCAGCAGGCCCATCTCATCAGCCAGCCGGGTCATGACTTCATCATGGGGATAGTGGGCCAGGCGGACGAAATTGCACCCCAGCCCCTTGGCCCAATCCAGCAGCGTGCGGCCCTCGGCTTCCGAGAAAACGCGGCCGGCGCGGAAGGCAGCCTCGCCGTGAATGGCCACTCCGCGGAGGAAAATCGGCTTGCCGTTGAGCAGGATCTTCGTGCCGGAGGCGGCGATGCTGCGGAAGCCGATGCGGTCCTGCACGCGATCGGTTTCGCTCTCGATCGATACCTCATACAGCTTGGGATTCGCGGGCGACCAGAGCGAGAGTGTGGCCGGGAAGGCAAACTTCGCGTAGCCATCCTCGCCGGTCTCGACCGAAATGGACGCAGCCGCTTCGGGAATTCCGATGGTGACCTTCTGCCGTTTGTGTGTGCCGTTCAGCCGCACCCAGCCGGCGATGCGGTTGAGCGAGCCTTTCTCCAGTTGCACCTGGTAATCCTGGATAAATGTCTCGGGGACATCCACCAGCTTCACACTGCGTGTGAGCCCGCCGTAGTTCCACCAATCGGTCATAGTGGGCGGAACTGCGTCGGGATGGCGCTGGTCGTCCACCATTACGATCACGGCGTTGGCGCGGTTTTTGAGCAGGCCGGTGACCTCGAACTGAAACGGGGTGAAGCCGCCTTCGTGCTCGCCCAGCTTCTTGCCGTTAAGGAAGACCACGGCCTTGTAATTGGCGGCGCCGAACCAGAGAAACTGGCGGCGTGGCGTGGCGGAGGGAGTGTAGTCGAATTCGCGCCGGTACCAGATGGTGCCTTCATACCAGAGGAGCTCGGGCCTCTGCGTATTCCAATCGCCGGGCACCTGCAGCGTCGGAGTGGCGGGAAGAAAGGCCAGCTCGTACTTATCGCCCTTGTTGGCGGGGACGCGGTTGGCGCCAAGGCCCCCGCCTGGAATGGGGTTGAGGTGGAAATCGTAGTAGCCGGCCTGGTACGGATCCATGATGGTCTGCCATTTGCCATCGAGGCTCGCACCCTGGCGGGCGGAAGGATTCTGGATCGTGTCGATCTGCTGGGCGCGGGATGCGGCCGCGGCCAGTGCAAGAAAAAGCATCACGGAGACTCTCATGCGCTATTCAGGATAGCGTGTGGCGCATCGCTCCAGCGTTGCCAGGCTTGCCAGCGACTCCTCTCCGCACTCTTTGTGCCGGTCTAACGGCGGCCCATGAACCTCGCTCGAGCAGTCTTCATATTGAGCGGCAGGGCGTAGCCGATGAGGCACAACTGATCGAGCGCAAATAGCACCACCGATTCCACGCCCGCCGCCAGCGCCAGGCTCCATTCCTTGTTCCACGGTGTTGTGTAATCGCTGATGCCTACCAGATGGCTGCTCTGCGCCGGTGGGAAACCGAGCTGTTGCGGCATTTGAATCGACTGACGCGCCAGATCCAGGTTGCGGTCGCCAGTGTAAGTGAAATTCTCGGTCTTGAGGCACGCCAGGTTAGCGGGCGTCCAGCAGGTTGCCGGATAGTTAGTCAATTTGTTCAGGGGCGTGTTATTGACGTCGGGCGGGTACAGCACCTCAAACTTCGTGTTAGGCGCCGACTGGCGAACGAAGGTCATGATTGCCTGCGTGAATTGGCCAATCAGACCGGGCAGAAAGGCACATTCGTTTGCATAGGAGGTCGGGTCGGCGTTTTGGCTCGGGATAACTTGCATCGGCTGCCCGTACTCCACCTGAAATGCCGCCGTCGTATTGGCGTCATAAAACGGCATGCCGCCGTGCGCAGCCGTATACCACCACTGAACCTCGCCGAACTGAAGATAGGGAATGATGCCGGCATTCAGCATGATCTGCGCCATGTCGAGATACGCTTGCTGCCAGAATGCCGTGCTTGCGGGCCCGAAGTTGGTTTGTAAGGCTGGTGTGCTTACCGTGCACGCGGTGCCGTCCGGATAGCGTTGGGCGATGCCGGCTTCGGTGCTCTGGTCGCCGTTGCCGAGTTCCATGCTGAATGAGGCGGTGACGTTGATGTCATAACTATGCAGAGCCTTGAAAAAACTGAGACTCCAGTCCCGGGCCGCCCGGTTCATCCGCGGCACCACGGTCAGGTCCGTAATCCACGTCCCATCCTGGCCGCCCACGAGCGAGTTCGTCGTCAAGCTGGCCGTGAATTGAGTGCTGTTGGTATTGACGCCCAACGCGATGCCGTTGCCTGCGGAGCCCAAGAGCCGCGAAGTGATCGTGAGGCTGGCTCCGCTGGCTTGCGCCCACACCTCTGTCGAACCTGCGTTGATCAGAAGTTCGAAGCAGGTGGCAATGCTCTCAGCCGTATCGCCAATCAGATTCCAGTGCTGCAGCGCGGTGCCGTCCAAATCGATTTCGGTCATCCCGCCAGAACCAAACTGCGGCTGTCCGGCGAAAGTGATCGTCGCGGATGCGTACTGATTGCCCTGGCACGCCAGCTCATAGAACAGCAGTGCTCCCGCATAGTGGTTCAGTCGCCCCCGCAACCCTAGGGTTTCGGCCAGCCACGCGGTTCGTTCGGGAGCAAGCGCCAACGAATGGTTGGTATCCCAGTCCGTTGCTGCCGCTGTTGTGGGCATCGCGCTGAACGTCGGGACACTGCTGGTCGGAACGGCGATTTCAAGGAAGTCGAAGGAAACCGAGGTGCCCGCCGTTCCGGAGTGAGTAATCGTGATGTTATGTTCAACTGACGCGGCTTGCTGACCCAGTGATACTCGCATCAGCACATCCTCGCCGGCAAGCGCCAGGTTGATCAGGATCGGCGAGCCACCGTCTACCTGCACCGTGGCCTGTCCACCGCTCGTAAGGGCACGCGTGCCCAGATACAGAGTGTGGGCGAGCATTGAGACATACGAACACTGGATCATTGAGCCAGGCGACGTCGTCGATCGTATGGAGCCACCCGAGTAGTTTCCTGTTTCCGCAACCCAACTGCCGCTATAAGTGAGCGTCGCGGAATCGTCTTCGATCCGCCTGCTGCCGGGCCCCGCCACTTGATATTGCTGGCCGGTTCCGCTGACAGTCCAATTCGACACGACCACCGAAAACTCGCTCCGTTGGAACGCTCCCGCTTGCATGTCCGCCGCCCAGGTCCATCGCAGCTTCCGTACATTCGTCAGACTTACTGCGGGAATCGAGACGCCGCTCAAATCCGTCAGGTTTGCGAAGTTGAGATTCACTTGCCACGCGCCAGGCGACACACCGCCCTGAAACAGCGCCGCGGCCGGCGCCCAGGATTCGGTTCCGGCACCGTGCACCGTCCCATACACTCCGATCCGGTTTCCGTTTGATCCCGGAACTCCCAGATAGGTGAGCGTAATGGTCGGGCCTGCTGCCGTGGCGCTAACGAGCCCGGTCTGCTGGTTCGCTGTGATAATCGCAGCCAAGACTGCCGCCACGCTGCTCAGCGTGTCTCCGGAGACGAACTGGTAGTTGTAGTGTTGGTCCAGCCAGGCCAGCTCAATATAGTCTCCCACTGTCGGCGTGCCTTGCAATTGGAACTGCGCGGTGGCGGGAACCGCGCTCGACAAAGGCGTCGCATACTGCAATAGAGGGATCTCGAAGATCCGCTCCGCTCCGCCTGTATCTGCCCAAATCCTCAGGTAAGGCCATGGCACCGTCGGGTACAACGTGGAATCAAGGCTGATGCAGTTGCTGCGCACCTCCTGATACGATAGCTGTAATCCGCTTAGGTCCCCGTCGGGGAGGTTGCGCAGGGCCGGGTATTCGAAGACATTGTCCCGGTTCCATTCCAGTACCACCCAATCAAACTGGCTCCGCCAGCAACCGGAGACCGTGAATCCGGTCGGACCGGTCTGGCTCAGGGCCGCGATCGCAGATGGCTCAAAGAAGTAACACTGGAGATCCCGGTCGGGGCGCAACTTTGACAGCGTGTCTCCCATCAGAGTCGAATGATGACGCTGAGGTCCGCACCTGGATAGGTCTGCCCTACCGATTGAACGGCCAGTGTGATTTGATCGCCAGCCGCTAAGGGCGGCAGGCCCTGCCCGCTAACGTCATTGGAAATAGTTGCATTCGCTTGAAACACCAACTGGCAGTAAGCCGAACCGTTGACATTGAGCTGAAGTTGTACCGGCGCGTCTGCCGCCGCTCCAAGTACCGCGTAAATATCTCCGACCGAGTGCGCCGCGTCCACCACCAACGCCGGTGCCGCAGACTGGTCTACTGACAGGAACCCCTCCACCTGAATCGAATACTGCCCGCCGGAGAGCGTCCGCAAACCACTGTCTACTGTGTGCGTCAAACAAGCGCTCGCCGTCGGGCTGTTGCCTTTTTGATTGGTAACGTACAGTTGCGCGCTCGCCACTCGGACGTCAGGAAGCGGCACGGAAAAACTCCAGGTGCCGCTATACGGGCTGCCGAAAAAGCCCTGTGGAAACCCTGCGACCGCCGTTAGGCCTGTCAGGTGAAAGACCGCCGCCTGCGCCGCGTGCGCGCTTGCCGAGCTGCTATGTACGCCACGCTGGACCGTGTATTGCACGCCTCCACCGCTGACAGCACTGACCTCGAGCACCTCGCTATCGATCTGCAAAATGCTGCCGGCCTGCGCAGATCCGGGAGCATTCAGGGTCAAGGTCGTGTCGCTCACCCCGATCGCGTTGGCAAGCCCGAAGCTCGTGGCGCCCTGCAGTTCGTCCCAGTAATAGACCGCTAGCGTCGCGGCTGAGATCGTCTGGGTGTCGGTCAAACTGGTGAACGAAACTCCGCTCAGTTCCAACGTCCCGCTGCCTTTTCCGAGGCCCAGACCAAAGAACGGCAGCGGCGGCGCCGCGCTGTCGCTTGACCCGCTGCCGCCAATTTGCCACCGCGTTACCGTTGACAGCAGCGGCGGGCACTCCACGTTGGACGCGTTCGCCGACCGTCCCGTCACCTCAAGGGTTTCGCCGCCCTGGTTAGGGACAATGAGACTGACGGGGCTGCTCTTAGTCGTGGCCCCAAAATGCCAGCCCGATTCCGCCACCACGAAGTAACTCGTGGCATCCGGAGGCACTATCAACGCGCTTGTAAGAGTAAGCGTCGTCCCGTTGTTGCTTGCAATCCCTGCCTCCTGGCCGGCCCCGGTCCCGCGTGTCACCCGCGCCGTCATGCCCTGGTAACAATTTGGGCCCATCTGGAGGTTCCCATTTCCGAGAGTCGTTGGCGAGAAGGTGCTGGCTGCCATCTCCGATTGAAGTTCCATTCGCCAGTAGAAATTGGCATGATCGAAATTCGCGTCCGGCGGAGCAATCAATTGCGGCTGCGCGCCGGTATCGGTGAAGCTCTTCGCCATCGTCTGGTTCGATGCGATTCGCAGCAAATCGGCGGGAGTAGTCCCGCGGTAAACGTTGAACGTACTGGCGCCCGGGGGGAAGCTGAGTCCCGTCAGCGTCGCTGAAGACCCATCGGTCGTCATCACCGCCGTTACGATAAATGAAAGCGAGCCTTCGTCTCCCCCCGCGTCCTCTCCCGAAACCGCGTAGTACAATACCTGGTTCGCCGCTAGCGTCCCGCCCGGTCCAATCGTCGCGGCCAGGCCAATCAGCGGTACGCCTGGTCCTGCCGCGGTTGCGGTCGCCGGCGCCACAAAGCTCACCGCCAGATTCGCCTGAATCGTCCCGTCGCTGCTCGTCGTGTCTGTCTCGGCGATGCCAAACTGCACCAGGCCGTTCGCGTCCACCGTGCTTCCCAGCAACGGCCGCGGTACACCCATGGCGGCTGTGACCTGCTGGTTCGCTCCCGGCGCAGAGCTGTCTTGCCCATTCGAGTCCAGATACCAATCATCGTCGTGGACCTGTGCTGTGATTACTGCCGTCCGGTAGTTAGTCGCCGGAGATATCTTGAGGACCCTAAATGGCTGACGATTGAACCCTTCTTTCTGATACGTGACGGTGATCACATCTCCCGGCCGGATCCCGAACCCCTTGACGCTTGTTTCGAATTGAATATACGTGTTGCCCTGCAGCGACTTATCCAGGTTGAATTTGAGAATCCGGGCAGCCTGGTCGTAATCGGGTAGCCCAATCGCCATCAGCGTGGCCGTCACTTGCTGGCCTGTCAGGGTCACGTCGTCGGGATCTACAACCGTGTAGCTGTCTTGTTGGTAGCCGTTTAGGTCGTCTTGAAAATCTATGCTCAGGGAGTTCGGCGTGTCTGCGATATTGCGCGACGATACCACTACATTCGGTTCCCCAGTGGGTTTCCGCAAGATTCCCGAGACGCTCGTGGTCCCGTCGCCAAACTCGTAAGCCGGCCATCCCCCGTTTAACGATTCAGTACTATTGGAATAAGGGCCTTGCGTGGGCTGTTGGAGCGCTATCGAGTTCTCTACATTGATCTGCAGTATGCCCCCGGAACCGTAAGTCAGGTACAGCCGTGATGCATTGCGAATTCCCCGTATCACGTCGCCGGCGCTGCGCCTGGTCTGCAATACCAGGTTGCATCGGAACCGGGAGATGCTGATCGGGTTACCGTTTAGGTCCGTCGAGTTAATTGGCTCATCGCAATACGCCGCCGCTGCTGCCACGCTCGAGTAGTCGATCTCCGAGCTCTGCCAGCCGCTGCGCCGCAGTATGTCGTGCAGAATCCATACGGGATTGCTGGTGAATGCTTCGGTGAGCTGGTTTCCTTGAGAGTCATACCTAGGAACTAAAAGGCCCTGCACTAACACCTGCACCGAAGGCAGCGAGTTCCCGTCGCTGATTTGATTCGGCACCACGACCGACAGGTATGCCATACCGCCATAGGGATCTCCTGCCGGCTGGCCGCTGGAGTTCAGAAAATTCAGATCGAATGCGCCGTCTCGCGTCCCCAGTGTGGGCATGTTGTACCATCCCGTGCCAGTCATGTTTTGACCGCTTACGCCAAGCGGTATCTGATAGCCGTTCACCAGCACGGTCAGCACGCCCTGAATCACTCCGACTCCTAACAGCACCTCCATTCGTGTCAGGTTCCCGTCGTTGCGGGCAAATACAACCGGCGGGTAGTACCAGGCTGTTCCGTACACCATCGGAACATAGTCGTTGTAACGTGCCTGGTTCACGGCCACAGCGGAACTTGTCCAGTTCTTGCCGTAGCCTCGTACCGCGATCACCGGCGGAATGTATTCGATTCCGCCGAACCGTGTGAACATTCCGCGCACCTGACAGTCCGTCGAAGTGTACCCGCACGACGTAAACGGCGTGCCGTTATTCAGCTTCCCGCAGCCCCCCCGCAGGCCGGCCGAGTAGCCGCACGGATAGTAAAGGGAATAGCTGTTCTCTGATCCCCCGCTAATGGCTTCCTGCTGTTGAGCGGGTGTTGACGGGAATGTCCAAGGGCACCGGCGCTGGATCCGTATTTCGGGCAGAAACACTCGCTGCAGGCTCATTCGGTTCGTTGCCGTTACGCGAAGCGTTGCTTCCTTGATCTGGTCCGGCGGGTTACAGATTCCCTGGAATACAACCACGGCGTCCGTCAGCGCCGCGTTGTTCGGTAAGTCGTAAAACACGAAGCTGACGGTAATCTTGGCGCCTCGGAAGCCGGTACTCTGCTCGATCTCGGAAAAATAGGAATCCGCATTCGCCAGCAGTAATGTAATCGTTGGGCTTCCGTCCACACCCTGGTCCGACGCCGTCTGGATATCGAATGCGCTGTGCTGCAACACGCGAGCGGCATAAGCGGTGGCTCCAACTGTGATGCCGTGCGTGCACCAGTGTTCGCTGTCTCCGTTCGGCAGCACACAGTCGAATATCACCAGCGGCGCATCGGTGACCGCACACTCCTTTAACTCAGAGACTGTTTGCATAGAATATGTTCACCGTTGCGGAGTGATGATTCACGTCGGTGGACGTAAATGTGAACGCGTCATCGCGGAAACGCGCGTTCGCATAAACTCCGCCCGTCGTCCCAGTCTTATAACTCGATGGCGCCGGCTGCGCTTCCACCTGCGGTCCAAACACGCTCACCGTAGTGCCTGCCGGCAATTCGATTCCGAACTCGATCGAGCTTGCCGTAGGGTCGCCCGTGCCGGTGATCTGGATGCGGCTCCATCGCGGGGTCAGCGCCGCCTGTGCCGAGTTGCTCGCGAACTGCAACTCGATCGTCGCTGGCTGGCTGCTGAACGCATACACGCTGAAGCAATAGGTGTAGTTGGTCGGAGCGTTCAGCGTCTGCGTCAGCGCCTGCGCGCCGCCTCCGGAGTTCGTCAATTGCCACCCGTTGCTGCCACCCAGTGGGTCCGCCACGTCGCTGGTCTGAGTCAAAAACGGCGCTGCCGCCCACACGGCGTTCGTCAGATCCTCGCTCCAGGCGAGAAGGTTCGCTGCTGGGTCCAGGAACGTGAAGCTGTTGAGAGATCCTTCCATCGCCGTGAAGAACTGCTGTAGTGCAGCCAGCTCTATGTCGCTGAGGTTGGCGTACTGTATTTGCCACCCAACGGTCGCGCCGGTTGGGTCCGCCAGTTTGATCGAGCTTCCGTCTGCCGCCGCATTCACCACAGTCCGCGGTCTCCGGTGCTTCACAATCGGAAACTGGCTCACCACCCCGGTTACTAGCTGTGGATAGACATTCATTAGTTATCCCCGGTTTTCCTTCACCGTAACTGAGGTCTGGCCGCGCATTTCTTCCATCGAAGTCAGGTCCATGGCATCGCTGGCGAAACTGCAATTGTTGTAAGTCTGGTTATCCCATGGGTCTGTGAAGGAAAAGCTGCCGAAGCTGCCCTGGTTCGACTCTAGAAACTGCTCCAGCGCAGTCATCTCCGTTTCGTCCAGCTCGTTCAGGCGAATCACCCATTGGTGTAGAGGTCCGGCGCAATCGCGGTATCGCTGTTCGCTGCCATCCACAAATCGCACCACCTGGTTCTGAAATGTGACGGCTTTGGTCGCCGGATATTGCGCCACGGCGCTGGTTTTGAGTGTTGGGAATGAAGCCATGTCACAGATCGTTGATTACGTCGTTGATTGTGCTCATGTTCAACATCGCGCTGCGTACCGCCTGCGCGATATCGCCGCTACGGTCCAGGATCGATTGCGCGTCCATCGCCTGGACGTTCACCGTCACCTGCGGCGACGCCGTTCCGCTCTGCCCGGCGCCGCTTCCGGCGGCAGCCGCCGAAGAGCCGCCGCCTCCGGAGGTGCTCGCCGTCGTCGTGGTCCCCACCGCCGTATCGGCCAGGCGCGGCATCCCCAACTGGTCGTAGTCCGCCCCCGCCAGCCCGTTCGGCGTATCCGCGCTTACAAAGTCGATGGAAGAGGGCTGTTGATACTTCTCGAGTTGGGGCGGAGCCGAGTTGCCTCCGCCGAACAGTCCCATCAGGCCGCTCACCAGCGGAACAATCCCAAGCCCGCCTTCCAGAAACGTCGTCACCGCCGATTCAATCGTGCTTCCAGTCCCACCCGAGGTTTGCGCCGGACTCTCCGCGCCCGCTCTGGTGCTTGTGCCCACCGGAGTCGCCGCATAACTTTGGCTGTCCGCGGCGTCGCCCGTTGGCCCGAGTGCCACGCTTGCGGCGGCGTCTGCCAGCACGCCGCTGGTTGATCCCGCTATGGCGTTTGCGGCCGGCATCCCCGAAACATCCGTTCCGGCGGCCTCCGCGAAGAACCTAAGAAGTTGCTCTTGCGTTGTGCTGCTCATACCTGAGTTCCGCTGCGAGTTCCTTTTCGAGAATGGCGAACGCTTCCACCTGTCGCGCGCTGAGGTGTTCTTCGTGCATCAGGCCCAGCCGCCTTCGAATGAAAAACTCCTCGACCGTTGTTTGGCTTTCCGCAGTGACCAACGACCTGGGACACGTGCCCAGACTTACCGCTCTGCGTGCCCACACCGGCGGCCCGTCCTTTTCGACTGCGGGCAGCCACCCGCACCTGCGCTTGGCTTCCAGGCCGGATTTCCGGCAGACGTCGCACCTCCACCCGGCCTGGTTGGAAAACTGAAAATGGAAGGCGACGATCAGTTTTTTCGTTCTGTTCCGCTCAGGCCGGTCTCGGCCTTGACGGCCGCTAGCGCTTCTCGAAACAGGTCCTCGGGTCCGCATTCCGCCAGCACTGCCGGCGTTGCTTCCGCCCCATCCACTTCGAGGCCGGAGACTTCTACGAGGCCCCACATCAGGTACAGCCGGTCGACCTCCGCCTGCACCAGCGCCGCCTCCATTTTTTCTCCCGGCTCCTTGCCGGCCTCTAGAAACTCTGTTCGTCGGGCCAACTCCCGAACCTGCCGCATCAGTTCCATGCGCCGCGCAAAGGACATTCGTGCGACGCGAAACCTGACTCCGGGCGCTATCTTCGAATCGACATCCTTCACACTCTCGTATGTCATGCTTATCCAAACGCGACCGCGATTTCGTTGTCCACTGTGCCCTGCGCCCGCGACGGCTTGAATACCCACTGCAGCCGGTTCGCGCTGTCGTCAAACTGCGGAACTTCCGGGATCACGCTCTGTAAGTACACGCCCATCACTTGGCCCTGCAGTTGGCCGAGTTGGAACATCACACTGATGGGTGCGCGCTGGCGCGCCGCCTGGTAGAGCGCTGGTGTTGCACTGTCAGTCTGGCTGTAGAGTCCGATCGATGCCTGCACGCTTCTCTGTCCCGCTGAGATCGCTTGCGGAAGGCTGAATCCGAATTCCCGCGACCGCGTGTCCAGCCCGTTCTTCAGCACCACCGATGCTTCCGTCACCGTGAAGAATTGCGCTGGTTCGGTTCCCAACCACGCCTCGCCCAGGTTGCCGGGCACGATCGAATAGTCGAATGCCCCGATCCCCGGCTCCACCGGGAAGCTCATCAAATTGCCCGCCCCCGCCGTGAAGCTTGCGCTGTCCAGCACGTCCTGCGCGACGCCGCTAAAATGAAACTCGTGAAAGTCGCCGTTGATTTGAATCTCCATCTGATCTACCGCGGCGCCGCTCAGGATTCTCTGCACCGCGCTCGCCGGATCCCAGTAGTCGAACACGCTCGCGCTCGGCAACTCGGTCGCCGGCTGGTAAGTCACCGTGGCGCCGATCGTCGTTCCACTCGCCGGGGCCGCGGTAAACGGCGCATTGATTTGCACCGTGTTCGGGTCCACCACTGCCGTCACAAATCGTATCTCTCCCCCGCTTGAGACCGCCTGGCTTACATTCAGCCCGTGAGGCGCCGCAAAACCCAGCGTCGTGCCCGAGTACGATGCCACCATCCCGCCATTGAATACCAGCGGCGCTGCGCCCAATGCCGCCTGAAACAACGGCCCGTACGCCGGACCGCCCGCTGCTTGCCAGCTCGTCATGTATGTCTGCAATTCGAAATTCGTGCGTCGCCGCCCGCCCGCCGGCAGTCCGGGAAATGTCCTGCTTCCTGTTTTGTCTTTCCGGCTCGTGACCTCGAGCTGCTGCTGAACGGTCAGTTTGAGCGCCGGAATCCGATTGCCTGCCACGATCGCCGCCACGCTGCCGTACGCGCTTTCCAGCGCCGTGTAGAAGCGATTTGCGTTTGAGGAAATGTAAGAGGCCATCTTAGTTAATACTCACTCCAATCTCGAATGTCACCTTGGCCGTCTGCACGAAGTTCCTTCCCCCGCTCTTGACAGGCCCGAACATAACCTGATACCCGCCCGCATAGTACATTCCGCCACCCCAGTCTCCGCGGTTGTCATCCAGCGTCTGCGTCACCGCGCTTGTGTATAGCTCAACCGTGTCTTGCAGCCCGTCCACCCGGTCCTGCGAGTGACGCACCTCAATCGCCATCTGGGATACCCCGGAAAACGTCCGGAACTTCTCCACCAGTTGGTTCACGATTTTCTCGCAGTAGACGTTCACCGCCGGGTACTGTGTAGCGGTCGCCCGCTCCACCAGCTCGATCGCTACGTTCTCAGTGCGAATCTGTCCCGTCCCCAACGGTGCAACCGCTGTCTCGCCGCTCAGGGCTAACGCCTCCAGGCTCGGATTCACGCCGCTGGTCCCGGTTAGCAACTGTACGGTCTTGGCCGTCACCGTGCTTCCAATCGTTGTCGGCATCAGCCCCTCTGTATGATCCGCGCCAGTGTCTGCACGTAGTTTGGAGACTGTCCGCACCCCGGCCTGCGTCCCGTCGCGCTGATCCACACCGGCTGCACCCAGGCCGCCCCAACCTCGAGCGGCGAGTTGTTCTGCAGCGTCATGCCGTCGGGATCCCTGCCAACGTACACGTTCCAGCCGGTGGCGTTCGCCGGTGCCGGCCCGATTTGCGCCGAAAATGAGCTGGACGACGTCGTAATCGCCCCTGCAATCGCGCTCGCACCTTCTTCGTTCACCCGGTTCACCCAGGCTGCGGTCACGTAATAAATGTTGTCCGGCAAACTCCCGGGCGACGCGGCCAGTGCTGGTGTCGCCGCCCGCGGAACCGGTATTGATGCCATCCCGGCTCCGGCCTCGATCAGCCGCTCTCGATACGACACCGCCATCTGCTGGAACTGATCGCGCTTGCCCATGTACCGGTCGTTCAGTTGACTGCTGTACGCGTCGCTGTATACCAGCTCCAGCGTTCGGTAGGCGAACCACAGCTTGAGCGCCGCCGTTACCACCACGTCTTCCAATTTCGGTTTCACCACCGCCCACAACAGGCGATCCGCCGGACTCGTCCTCTTCAGCAATGCATGCAGGTCCAGACCGATTTCTTCGTGCGCCATTTCCAGCTTGTGCGTGACATCGATCCCCTCGATGCTGGCCACGCTTTGCAACTGCGAGTCCAGCATCGCCAGGTGTTCGATGCTGCAAGGAGGTCCGTCCGTGAATAGTGCCATACCCTTATGCCTGGTTTTTGGCGCGTTTCCCCGCGTCCTGGATTTTGTTCCATTCCGTCACCGGCAGGAACGTCATCTGCACCCTCGCCGCCGCCATGGCTTCATCCGCCGCTTGCTTGGCTTTGGCGCGCGCCTCGCGAAAGGCCGCTGCGTCCGCCTCCTTCGCCAGCCGCGCCGACCCTTCCACAATCAACTTCGCTGCCAGTGCTGGCGTCACTTCGGTTAGCCTGCCCGCGGTGCCCCCATCCGGTGTTTCGCAGCTCTCCACCACCGGAAACGGATCGGCGATCTTCGCTTGCGTGTCCCGTATCTTCTGGTAGTACAGTCTTAGATCCATTCCGCCCTCCTGGCGTCTTGTGCGGGCCGGCTGACCGCTTTCCTCCGCCGCCGGCCCGCTTCATGGCTCTGCCTCGTTAGGTGTTCACCTGCACGCCGCATTCGTTGCGCAGCACGCCGCACCCGTACAGCACATCCACCGTGAACTGCTGTGCCAGCGTGTTCGGCTGGTAGCTCATCACTACCCGCATCCCGAAGTTGCCCAGCTCGGCGTACTCGGCAATCGCTCCCGTTCCCGGAAGAGGCTGCGGCAGCCGGCGAACTACCAGGCCGATCGCATCCCGCGTGAACCCCAGGTTGTGCGTGTTGTTGCCCGTCTTCGGCACGAATTGCGAACGGAACACGTAGAAGTCTTTGTACTTGCCGATCGTCCCGTCAATCAATGCCGCCAGGCCCGCCGCGCCCGCCGTCTGGAACTCCTCGAACAGCGGAATCTGCCGCCAGGCCGAATAGGCCGCCGCGTCCACCACGATGTACTTCTGCTCGCTCGGAGCCACCTTGGCCATGAACAGGGCCGTTTCTGCCGCGTCAATAGTGGCTTCCGTCAACGCCGTACCTGCTGTCCCTACCGGCGTGTTCGTTGTGAAACCCGCATAAAGGTTCAGCAGGTCGCTCTCGATTTTCTGCGCGATCGCCGCCACCGCCGGCTGCATGTAGATCTTCAGCAGATCCGGCACCGCCAGCACCTTCGTCACGTCCGGAATCTGGAAAGTCGCTTCCGCGTGCGTGTTCAGCACGATCTGGGCGTTGCCCAGACTCGGATTCTGCGGCGTCACCGTGCTGCCGTCCGCGATGTTGTTGGCTTGCATCGTCGGCGGTATCGGCACGTTCACCGTATCCCCGGCGTTTGCCAGCACCGGCTCGTAATCGCGATTGACCAGGTTGCCCATCACCAGGTTTCCTACCAGCACCGGCAAAGCGTCCGCCGCTACCAGCTTCACAATCGCGCTTGCGACGTTATTGGTTGTAATTGCTCCCATTCTTTCTCCTTCTCGTTTTTACTTGCCGGCCTCCTGGCCGGGCTTGTCACTACAGACCCTTTAAGGTCTGCGACGCCACGCGCACGATTTCTTCTCGTACCCGCCGCATGTCTTCCGCGCTCATGCCCGGCCGGATTCGTTCGAGCGTCACCGCTTCGCCTCCGCCCACTGGGCTTTTTAGCATCCCTGCCATTCCGCTCCCCCCGGGGATGCGCGCCGGCAGAAACTCCGGATTCTCTTTCACGAACGCAGCCAGGTACTCGCGAACCGGCAGTTCTCCGCCCTCGCCCCGTGCTACCAGCCGTCCGTCCTCGCTCCGCACGATCTCGTCCTGCACCGCCTTAAAGGCCAGATCCACTTTCGCCACCCCCAGACGCTGCAGTTCCGCCCGCACCGCCGATGCGCGCTCCGCCTCCTCCGCCACCAGCCGGCTGCGTTTGTTCTCCTCCACCAGCTCGTTGACGCGGCGCTCCAGTTGTTCCCTTCGCCGTCGCTCTTCCTGCAACTCAGCTTTGTGCGCCGGCTCGGCTTTGGCCTGTTCGTTGTTCACAAACTCCTGGATCGCCTGCCGCACGATCGCTTGAACGTCGGTTCCTTCCATACACCCCTCCCCCCGAATTTCCTCGCAGATTGTTCTTGTGCCGCTGTCCTCGCGCACGCAGGTAAGGCAGCCCGCGCTTTCGGCCGCCTTATCTCGCCGCCTCCTCAATCTCTTCCGCCACCTGGCTCTTCACTTCCTGCCGCGCGTCGGCCAGGTACTGGTTCGCCAGCCGCTTGTAAATCTGCTTGGTCAGCGTGGGTGACTGGATACCCAGGCTCAGCAGCTTTTGAGCGTCGTCCAATTCCGTACTGAAGTCGTTGATGTCAAACTCGTCCATCCCCGCGACATCGATCGAGACCTCGTCCTGCCGCGCTGCCGCCACCGCCCACAGCACCCGCTTCATGCTTTCCCGCACCGCTGTTCCGTATGCTCCGAGCACCTCGGCGGTGGTCGCGAAGTCCAGTTGTTTGCCCAGAGCCGATTGATTGGCCGTGCTCGATGCCCCTCCCATCGCCTGGTTGTTCAGGTAACATACCCGGTAGATTTCATCCTTCATCTGAACCAGGTTGTCCGCCGCGATCTGGTAGACCTTGCCCTCGGGCTCCGTCCACCCGAACCGGTCCTCCGGTCCAAGCTGGATGTAATAGGACTCGCCCACAATCTGGTTCCACTCCCGCTCCGAGTACACCACCGGCATCGCGAACAGCCCCATCGTCAGCGCCCACGCCAGCGCGTTTGACTTATTAAAGTGCTCCAGTTGCAGCAGCGCGGCTCTGTTCATCAGCCACAGGCCCTCTGTCACCCGCATCTGGAATAGCGGCACCCGGCCTAGCGAAGCCAGCGCGTGCCACCCTTCGTCGATTCTTTCGACCGGCTTCCCCTCGCCCGCTTTCCGGTAGACCTGAAAGTTCTCCCGGTCGTAGTAAATCCAGCGCGTCTCCTGTTCCCACTTCGCATCCGTCACCTGGGATTGCTGAAGGCACGACGTCCGGATCACCGCCCAGTCCATCCCTCCGTTCGGGTCGTAGTTCCAGTTGATGACTTCGTCCGCGCCGTAATCCGCGAGGTACGCTCGCGAGGTCCCCGCGGCGTCTTCTTCCGCCCTCGTCAGTGCCGGCCCCGTCGTGCGCGGAAAGTCCACTACCAGGTAACTCGAACCGCACACCAGCGCTTCCACGAATCGTTTGCGGAAAAACTCGCTCAGACTTGTGCCCTTCAAATCGCAATCGTTCGCCAGCAGGCTGTAAAAGTTCTTCGCCCCGGCGTCTGTCCCTTCTAGCATCAGCGCCGGTTCGCGATGCATCAGCGTCGCTGCGTACCAGTCCACGATCGACCCGATGTAGTTCTGATAGAACACCCGGCTCAACCGCTCCTGGTAAACCTCTCCCGGTTCTTTGTGCCGCCGCAGCAGGTACTCCGCGGCGCGCGCCCGCAACTGTTCGCCGCCCGCGTACAGGTCCCTGTAGCGTCGCCACGTTGCCTTTCGCGCCATGTACTCCGGATGCTCCCGGTTGATCGTCTCCATGATTAGAACAATCGCTCCCGCCGCTCCCCGATTCTGGGAAGCGTTCTGCACTCCTGCCACAACAGGTATCCCAACGCGTCCGATAGGTGCGTCCTCATTCGGTCCCGATCTTTATCGATCGCATTCGAATCGGCCTTGTAAGTCACTTGCTCCAGATCCTTGATCAGTTCCTTGCACTTCGGGTCCACCAGCAGCCCGACTTCTCCCGTCGCCGATCGCAGCTTCGCAGTCGTCAAGTTGATCCGTTCCCGCACGCTCGGGTTCGCTCTCGG